AACTTAAATGTTGAGCCCTCTCTTGAGTATTCAGGAACACCTGGCAAGTTTGATGGCCGATCACAGGTCAAAAAGGATCTTGATGCAATTCAGGTCGCTATTCGCACGCTTGTTGCAGGTGGCGCAGTACAGGAGTACAAGATTGGAAACCGCAACCTGAAGCGATATGACTTGGCTGACTTAATTCAGCTGGAGGCTCGCTACAAGGCTGAAGTTAAGCGTGAAGAGCAGGCCGAGCTGATTGCCAACGGGCTTGGTAATCCCCGCAACATGTTCGTGAGGTTCAATTGATCATGGGTATTCGGACTCGCCTCATGGGCTTCCTTGGTTTTGGCAATCCAAAGCCAATACGTCGGGCTTACAACGGCGCGATTGTGTCTCGGCTTACGTCTGACTGGATGACAAGTCAGTCGAGTGCAGATGCGGAGATTAAGGGTAATTTGCGGCGATTGCGTGATCGTTCACGCGAGATGGTGCGGAACAATCCGTATGCAAGGCAAGCAAAGCGGACTACACAGATCAATGTTGTTGGCAGTGGCATCAAGCTGCAGTCTCAAGTGCTTCAGTTGCGCGGTAACAAGCGAGACAACAGAATCAACCAAGCGATTGAATCGAAATGGAGAGAATGGTCTCAAGCTGATAACTGTGACTGCGCTGGCAAGAACACGTTTCAGGAGTTTGAGTGGCTTGCCGCTGGTGCGATGTGCGAGTCGGGTGAGGCTATTTTCAGGATCGTAAGGCGCACGTTTGGCGAGTCAAAGATTCCGATTGCACTGCAGATTTTAGAAAGCGATCTGCTGGATGAGGACTACAGCGGCTCCAAGCTGAATGCAGCGAATGAATGGAGAAACGGTGTTGAAGTGAACGAATGGGGTCGTCCTGTTCGCTACGCAATCCTCACCAGGCATCCTGGGGATAACTTTGTTGGCGGGCATCCATCTGCAAACGTAAAACATCTGTTTCTGCCTGCAGAAGACATCATTCATCTGTTCATGCCGGAGCGTCCGGGTCAGAACAGAGGAGTGCCTTGGTTCCACAGCGTGATGGCTGATGTCCATCAGCTTCAGGGTTACGAGGAGGCTGCGGTGATTCGTGCTCGTGCTGGCGCAAGCATCATGGGATTTATCACCAACAACGAGGGTGAACTGATTGGGGATGACGTACAGAACAGTCAGCGGATCAGCGAGTTTGAGCCAGGCACGTTTAAGTATTTGTCTCCGGGCGAGACAGTAAGTGTTCCTGACATTGACTCACCGGATCAGCAGTTTGAGATGTTCGTCAAGAACAAGGTTCGGCGTTTTGCGTCGGGCTTCGGCTGCTCTTACGAGACGCTGTCTCGTGACTTCAGTGACACTAATTACAGCAGCAGCCGTCTCAGCTTGCTTGAGGATCGTGAGCACTGGAGAGTTGTTCAGAAGTATTTGATCGACAGTCTCCATAGGAGAGTTTTCAAGGAGTGGTTGAATCTTGCAGTTTTGTCTGGCGAGCTTGCTTTCCCTGATTACGAGCTTCGCTCTGAGAGGTACAACAAAGCTAAGTGGATGCCTAGAGGCTGGAGCTGGGTTGATCCGCTGAAAGAGGTGAAAGCCTTCCGCGAGGCAGAACAGGCTGGATACCTAAGCAAGGCTGATGTTATTTCGTCTTATTCCGGCGGCGATTATGACGAGACGATCAGTGCCTTGGCCAGAGAGCAGCAGTTTGCTGCTGAGGCAGGAATTCAACTAGATAAGGATTTGGATTTGACTGACGAAGGCACGCAGCTTGAGTTGCTTGAATCAGGAGAAGCTCAGCCCACTCGCAAGCGCAGTAATGGCAAACGTAAACGGAGTTGAGATTGACCTTATGCCTACAGAAGGCATGAGGGAAGAGGCTCAGCGGTATCGAGACTGGAAGTCTGAGGGCGAAGGCGGCGGCACTGATGTTGCTCGCACTAGGGCAACTCAGATCTTGAGCGGGAACGAGCTGAGTCCAGAGACTGTCATCACGATGTCAGCTTGGTTCGCAAGGCATGAGGTAGACAAGCAAGGCCAAGGATTTAGCCCAGGAGAAGACGGCTACCCCAGCAATGGAAGAGTTGCATGGGCTGCATGGGGTGGCGATGCAGGCAAGTCTTGGTCTGATGCACGGTCAAAGCGCATCAAAACTGCTCAAGATCGCGCTGAATCCATAGAAATGGAGCGCCCTTATCCAAACGAGCATGCAGCAAGGATTGTCGATCCAAGCAAATTTGAGCGATTTAGGCGCTCTAATGACCGTGGAGGGGCTGGAGTTGACTTCATTTTTGGGATTATCGACGATGATGATCCTCTTGAGTTGCAGTCGATAAGATTCAAGGTGAGTCGTTATACGGCTAGTGAAGCTAGACAATGGCTTCGCGATAATGAATACGAACCTCTTGAGTTCGAGCCCGCCACCAACGAGAAGGCTATGGAACCAGAAACTCAACGAGCAGCACCAGATGCTTTAAGTGTGGGGGACTTTGTCTCCTGGAACAGCTCTGGTGGTCGTGCTCGTGGATTGATCGAGCAAATTGAGCGAGACGGGAGCATTGATGTTCCTGATTCGAGCTTCACCATCACAGGAACTGCTGATGACCCAGCAGCTCTAATTTGCCTCTATCGCGACGGCGAAAAGACTGACACTCGTGTCGGTCATAAATTCAGCACGTTGACCAAGATCGCTCCAATCAGAGAGGCAGAGGTTGAGGAAACTTCTAAGCGCACCAAGCTTGGAGAGCCTCTTAGCCGCACTGAAGCTTCTGTCATCAGGAGCCTTCCTGGCGAGGATCGCAGCTTTGAGTTCCCGTTCAGCTCCGAGTACCCAGTCAAAAGATACTTTGGTGACGAAGTATTGAGCCATGAGGCCGGTGCGCCGGACTTTATGCGCTTAAACGATGGTGCGCCGTTCTTGTTCAACCACGATCCAAACAAAGTATTGGGCGTCGTTGAGCGTGCGTATCTAGATGAGGACGAAAAGCGTGCTTATGCAAAAATCCGCTTTTCACGCTCTGATTTCGCCAAGCAGTACTTAGATGACGTTAAAGACGGCATCTTGCGTGGTATTTCATTCGGCTATCAAATCGATGATGCCGAGGAGAAAGAAGAAGGACTGCTTGCAACACGTTGGTCAGTGCATGAATTGAGCCTTGTTTCGATTCCAGCTGACCCCACAATTGGAATCGGACGCTCACTTCTTTCGCCAGATCCCGTTATGCCTGAATCTTCTCAACCTGAAGCTACTACTATTACGAATGAATCTCCTGTTGAAGAACAGGAAACTCGCTCAGCGGTCACGACCGCATCTACACCCACTCCTGTTATGGAAGATCAAGCTCCAAACCTGGAGGTGATCCGGTCGGAGGCTAAGAAGGCCGAAAAAGACCGCGTCGCCGCCATCAATGCTCTGGGTGCTCAGCACCGCATGGCAGAACTGGCACAAGAATTAATCGATGGAGATAACTCCATTGATGAGGCTCGTGCTGCAATCCTCGAAAAAATCGGAACCTCTCAAGTGGAACAGCCTATCCGTTCTACCGATGTCACCTCTAACGACCTCGGTCTTTCCCAGCAGGAAACTAAGCGTTTTAGCTTCCTCCGCGCTCTTAACTATCTGGCCAGCCCTGGCGATGCAAGCGCACGCCGCGAAGCTGAGTTCGAGATTGAGGTTGGCATTGAGGCAGCCAAAAAGTACGACCGTTCTTCCAACGGCATCGTGGTTCCTAACGAGGTGCTGCGCCGCGACTTGAATGTCGGCACAGCAACTGCTGGCGGCAACCTTGTTGATGATGTCCTGCTTTCCGGCAGCTTCATCGACCTGCTCCGCAACAAGCTTGCACTGGCTGGTGCAGGAATGACCACCCTGAGCGGAATCAACGGCAACATCTCAATCCCTCGCCAGTCGGCAAGCGCCACCGCTTACTGGGTTGGCGAGTCAGGCGCCCCTACAGAGTCACAGCAAACCATCGAGCAGGTGAACCTTTCACCCAAGACTTGTGGTGCTTTTGTTGACTACTCACGCAAGTTGCTGCTGCAATCCAGCATCGACGTTGAGCAGATGGTTCGTAATGACCTAGCTCAAGTTCTGGCTCTTGAGCTGGATCGCGTTGGCCTGAGTGGCTCTGGTTCCTCTAACCAGCCTTTGGGGATCATCAACACCACCGGCGTTGGTACCCAGACCATCACCACCTTCGGAACCTTTGCCGAGTACATCGGAATGGAAACCGATGTGGCTGTAGCGAACGCTGATGCTGGCGCACTGCGTTACATCATCAACGCATCTGCACGAGGCGCGCTGAAGAGCACCGAGAAGGCCTCCAACACTGGTCAGTTCGTTTACGAGAACGACGAGATCAACGGTTACCCCGTGACAGTCTCCAACCAGCTGGAAAACAACGACGCTCTGTTCGGTGACTTCTCTCAGCTGATCATGGCGATGTGGTCTGGCCTGGATCTCACCGTTGATCCGTTCGCTGGAGCTACTTCTGGCACCGTTCGCATCATTGCTCTGCAAGATGTTGACTTCGCTGTCAAGCAGCCTGGCGCTTTCTGCTACGGCACTTGATCTAGGTAGTTCAATCGTTCTGACTCATGAAAATTGAAATCTTGAGGCCAGTGATGATTTCAGGGGAGCCTGCAGATGCGGGCTCCATTCTGGAAGTTGAAAATGGCACTGCGTTGACTCTTATCAGTCTTCGCAAAGCTATTGAGCACAAAGCGGAGACGGCCCCCGCTGAGGAGGAAGCTCCTTCTTGCCCACCGAAAAAACCCACCACTCGCAAGAGGACTAAAGAATGAGCATTGGAAACACTCGACGGACGCTTAGCGTCTTGTCTTTTGCGCCGAATGATGTTGTTACAGCGACTGGCAACGAGACTGGTGTTGATCTTCTCGATTTCGAGGGTGACATCACTTTGATTCTCGATGCTGAGGCTGGCGGCTCTGGCATTACCTATGCGGTAAAGGTGCAGGATTCTGCTGACAACAGCACTTTCGCTGATGTCAGTGGTGCTGCTTTTACCACCACGACTGCTAACACTGCTCTCGTTGAGACCCTTACGGTCAATACTGACGAGATCAAGCGTTATGCGCGTGCTGTTATCACCGTTGCCGGTGGTACTGGAGCAGGCGCTGTGAGCGTTACGGCCCTAGGACGTAAGAAGTACGACTGATCCCAATTCACGGCCCCCGCTCTCGCGGGGGCTTTTTGCATGACCCTTTCATTCACCGAAGATTTAGACGCTTTTTTTGATACTCCGGGATTCACAGTGCCTGTGGTCAAAGGCGCCACGATCAGCGTCGGGTATTTTGACTCGCCGAACGAGATCATTGCAGACGGAGTAGTGCTAACTACTGACTATGCAGTAGTCGTAAAGACATCTGATTTTTCCTCAATCACTCAAGGCGACACTTTAAAAGTAGATGGAGTGTCTTACACCGTACGCGAGCCGATGCTGCTTGATGACGGTAAAATCATGCGAATCATGATGATGAAGGATTAAATATGGCAACTAAGCGAGAGGGCATCCTTGCAGCTATTGCAACAGCACTAGAGGGCACTACAGGAGTCAGCACCAGGATCTACAGAAGTCGCGTAGAGCCTTTGAGCAGGGGCGAGTCTCCAGCGATTGTCATTGAACCTGTCAGCGACACACCAGAGCAAAACACAAGTCTGCCAACTCTTGACTGGACTTTTAGGGTTCGGATCGTCGTGATTGAGCGTGCAACAATCCCGGACAAGGCTGCTGATGACACGATTGAAAGCCTGCACTCAAAAATCATGTCGGACTTAACCCTGGGAGGTAAAGCCATTGATGTAGAGCCAGCAACTACAAGTTTTCAGCTGCTTGAAGCAGACGAGCCAGCTGGGGTGATTTTCTGTGAATACGACATTCGCTATCGCACACAGGTAGACGATTTAACGCAGTAAAGAGTCAGGGCTACGCTGAACCTAACCACCCTCTGCACTTACCATGTTGGATGAACACACAGGGCATGGCGGAACTTATCTCCTTGACCCTAAAACTGGCGTACGCACCCTGATTCAGCGGACGCAACCACCACAACCATCATCACAGGAACAATCTGATGGCACTGCTACTCCGCAAACGACTGATCGTCATAGAGACGGAGTCGAGCTACGGGAGCGATCCGACTCCAACCGGAGCCGACGCCGTTCTCGTAAGGGATCTGACAATCACGCCGCAGAGCAGTGATGTTGTCAGCCGCGATCTGATCCGTCCTTATTTGGGCGCATCTCAACAGCTTTTGGCCAACACGAAAGTTGAATGCACTTTCAGTGTTGAGATGGCAGGCTCTGGCACTGCTGGTACTGCTCCGCAGTACGGAAAAGCTCTCAAGGCTTGTGGGCTGTCTGAGACTGTCGTTGCCGACACCAGCGTCACTTACGAGCCGGTAAGTTCGTCTTTCTCTTCAGTAACCATCTACTACATGATTGATGGTGTGCGCCATAAGGCCACTGGCTGCAGGGGAACGGTCTCAATCAGCGCTGAGGTTGGCTCAATCCCTACGCTTGATTTCTCTTTCACTGGCATTTACAACGCTCCTGACGACAGCGCCCTGCTGACGCCTACTTACTCCAACCAGGATGACCCACTGGTCTTCAAGAATGGAAACGTAACTGGCTTCCAGCTGCTTTCGTACTCTGGAGCGCTGCAAAGTTTCTCGTTCGACTTAGGCAACGCCTCTGTCTACAGGGAACTTGTCGGAGGAACCAAGGAGGTTTTGATTACTGATCGCGCGGCTAGTGGTTCGGTCAGCATTGAAGCAGTTCTAGTGGCGACGAAGGACTATTTTGCTGCTGCAGTGGATGATGATGCTGCTTTAGGCAACTTGGTCTTCACTCACGGCACTGTTGCTGGCAACAAGGTCCAGTTCACCTCAAGCAAGGTCGATATTGGGGATGTGGCATATGGCGACGCTGATGGCATTGCGATGCTGGAGATCCCTTACACCTGCGTGCCTGACTCTGCAGCCAACGCTGAGTTTGATCTGGTTTACACCTAAGGGTTTGCCAGGTCACCAAGGGGGATGTGGGAGCCTTTGCGGGCTCCCTTTTTTTGTGTAAGCTGAGCCAGCTTATGCCCTTATCTAATGGCTTTTGTTCGTAAAAAGGTTAAAACCTTCAAGTGGCCTGTTCAAGTTCAAGAGCCCAGTGACACCAAGCCAGGAGAGTTTGAAACATCTGAGTTCATCGCCATCTTTAAGAGAGAAAAGATGTCGAAGCTTCAAGACAGCAAGGACGATAGCAATATTGGTTTGATCAGAAAAGTTCTTGTTGGCTGGGAAGGCATTGTTGACGAGGACGGAGAAGAGATCCCGTTCAGTGATGAAGTGCTCGAAGAACAGGCGGATGATGCTGATTGGATTAAAGCTGTGTTGAACACTTACGCGGCAACTTACGCAGAGGCAGAAGCGGGAAACTAAAAGCAGCCGCTGCTTATTGGGCCTCAGGTGATGCCCCTGTCGAGGACAAGACAGGGGAGGACGCAGCGGCTTTTGGCTTGGCTTTGCCAAAGCAAAAACCAAAAGAGTCAAATGACTTTGAGGTTTGGGAAGAGAACTGGGATGCGGTGATGATGTTTCTGCGTATGCAGACTCAATGGCAGGTGACGATGGGTGGGTTTGTTGGCTTGAGATATGAGGTTTTGCTGTGTTCCGGGGGCTTGTTTGACCTCTACAATGTGGAAGATCGTCGCGACACGCTGGAACGTCTCCAAATTTTGGAGGCAGCAGCTCTTAACGAACTGAGGAAGCGCTCTGATGGCAAAAGTTAAGACTCTTTCCATCGAGGTTGACTTAAGGGATAAAGGTGCCCAAGCAGTAATTGAAAAGATTGGCGGCTCAATAAAAAGACTGCAAGTAATATCTGGTCCAACGAGCCAAACAATTCAAAAGCTTAGGCAACAGGTAACTCAGCTAGGGCAGAAAGGCAATAACAGCATTAGCACCATCGAAGGTCAGATTGGTGCGCTTAGGGGATTAAGAAGAGAAGCGGATTTAAATAGCAAAGAGTTCAAGGAGCTGACTGCTGACATTGATAGATATACCAAGAAACTGCAAAAAGCTCAGGGTCAAAAGAAAAGAGGTGGGCTGGGCGCGAGAGGAGCAACTCAGGTCGCTGGTGCTGTTATTTCTGGCGGTATTTTTGGAGGCCCAGAAGGTGCATTAGGCGCTCTTGGTGGCGCAGCGCTTGGAGGGGTTCAAGGTGCGTTTGCAGGTGCGGCTATTGGTGCTCAGTTAAAAGGATTAAGGGATGCCGCTGCTGCGGCCGGATCATATGCGGCTCAAATTGAAAAACTAAAGATTGCGCTGGGAGGCGTCACTGCAAACCAAAGCGAATACAACTTTGCGGTAGCTGCTGCACGTCAGGCAACAGATCAGCTAAATATTCCTCAAGCCGAATCACTTGCGGGAATCACAAGATTAACTGCTGCAGTTAAAGGTGCGGGCGGCCCGCTAACTGATGCGACTCTCACGTTTAGAAACGTCAGCGCAGCTATTAAGGCAACCGGCGGCTCTAGCGAGGATGTAAAAGGCGCGATTACTGCGATGGTGCAGGTCTTCAGTAAGGGCAAGGTAAGCGCTGAAGAGCTTTCTGGACAGCTCGGCGAACGCTTGCCTGGCGCGGTGACTGCATTCGCTAAGGCAAACGAAATGACCTTGCCTGAGTTGCAAAAAAATCTCAAGGCGGGAACAGTTGGCCTTGATGAGCTGATGAATTTTATTGTTGAACTTGGCAATACTTACGGAGGAACAGCCGAGAAAATTTCAGATTCAAATGCTGACGCCGGAGCAAGACTTCAGGTGCAGATTAAAGATTTACAGGCTGCCGTTGGCGAAGGACTGGTTCCTATAGGCGCTCAGTTCCAAGACGCATTTGGGCGTTTTATTGAGGAGATAACGCCAACCTTGGTAGATGTTTTGCCGAAGATAGCTCAATTCTTCCTAGATGTAGCGAAAAATCTCGACAAAGTTTTGCAGGTCGCTCTTGTCGTTCTAGCGGCAGTGACTGTTGGGAAAATCACTGCAATTGTTGCGGCAATAGGAGGATTAGCTCAGGTAATTTTCACTCTTAAGCTAAATGCAATAGTCGCCACGAAGGCTCTTGTTGGGCTGAATGCTGCTGCGCTGTTGAATCCTTATGCCGCTTTAGCTGCAGGAGCTGCAGCTCTTGCCATTGCAATATTTAACGCAGCTAGAGAGCAAAAACGTCTTAATGGTTTGATTAGGGATGGTAGTGTCGCTGAAGTCCAGGGTGAGCTTAGGAAGCAAGAACAGCTTCAGGACGAAAAATTAGCGCTGCAGATCAGATTTGAAGGGTCTTCTGACGAAAGATTGAAGACAGAGGGGGTAGAGGAAGTCAAGAGAGACCTAAAACCTATACAGCAAACCATCAGAAGGCTTAGGGCTCGCCTTCAAAGCGCAAGAAATGATGCTGAGCAAGGCGCAGATTTAGATGATGCTCTTTTAAGGGGGCGCTTTACCTACGGCGCACCGACGGTTGATGGCGGTGGTGGTGGTGGTGGTGGTGGCAAGGGCAGGACTGCTAAAGGTCCAAGAGATATCTCAGATCTTCAGCTGCAAGCTCGTTTGGCTGCAGAGGTGGCTAGGCGTACTGATGCCACGAATGATGAAAAAAGAAGAGCGCTAATTCTTGAAAGACAAACCGCTGTTCTTGCGTCAGAAGAATTGGAGGGTAATAAGCAAATTCTTGCTTTATTCAAAGCTGCAGAGAAATTTAGGAACGGAATGCTGAAAATTGAAACAGACATTACTGATCAGAATAAGAAACAAGCAGAAGAGGCGCGCAAGTTAAATGACGCTCGAATGCAGCTAAGGGATCAACTTGGACTGCTTAGCCCTGAAGAGCGCGTAAAGGCTGCACAGGACAGCTTCAGGCAGCAATTCCCAAATGCAACAGATCAAGATCTTGATCTAATTAGGCAGTCGATCGACCCAACGATATTTGAGCAGGGCACTGCTCGAATCAGAGAGATGAGGGAAGAACTAGCACAGCTTGTCAATCCAATCAATGTAGTGGCGAATGCGGGTGCAGCCATCGGCACTGCATTCACCGATTCATTTAGAAGCGTTATTGACGGCAGCGCCACTACTCAAGAAGCACTCGCAAGCTTCTTCAAAAATATTGGCAACTTCTTCATGGATATGGCCGCGCAGATTATTCAAAAGATGATCACGATGTATATCTTGAACACTTTTGTTGGACTGTTGCCAGGTGCTGGTGGCGGCCTGAAAGGTAGTGGATTCTTCAAGGAAAATCTTGGCTTCGGAAGCTTTGCTTATCCTATGCAAGGTACAAACTCCTCAATCAATCTCGCTGGAAACGGTGCGTATTTCAGCAATGGCATCGCCAAATTTGCCAGAGGCGGCATCGTCAACAAACCAACGATGTTTGCTTACGCCAACGGCGGGGCCGGTCAATTTGGAATCATGGGTGAGGCAGGGCCAGAAGCCATTCTTCCTCTACGTCGCGGCCCTGGCGGCAAGCTAGGAGTTGAGAGTTCTGGAGGTGTTGGTAATGTTGTGGTGAATGTCGACGCCTCTGGCTCTAGTGTTGAGGGTGACAATGAACAGGCAGGTCAACTCGGCAAGATGCTTGGCGCTGTGGTTCAAGCAGAACTAATTAAACAAAAACGGCCAGGAGGGCTACTCGCATAATGGCAACTTTTCCAGATATAGATCCTGTTTATGGAGCCCGTAAGTCAAGTCAACCCAAGACTAGGAAGGTTCAATTTGGCGATGGCTATGAACAACGTACGCTTCTTGGACTGAATCAAAATCCAAAAATATGGAGCTTGACTTTTGAGAACATAAGCGAAACGGATTCAGATACAATCGAGACCTTCTTGGATGCCAGAGCCGCTGATAGCGAAAGCTTTGACTGGAGTCCGCCAGACGAAACAAACACGTATAAATGGGTCTGTGAGGAATGGTCGAAGACACTCCCATATGGCAACCTCGCAACGATAGAGGCAACATTTAGAGAGGTCTTTGAACCGTAATGGCTGTTGCTGCTTGGGCTGCTGATACTGCCTTTTCTCTTGGCGACATTCGTCGCGCAAGCGCTACACAGAACAGCGGCTTGGTGTTTAAATGCACCACCGCTGGAACGTCAGCCAGCTCAGAACCGACGTGGCCAACTGATATTGGCAGCACGATTACGGACAACACTGCTGTTTGGACTGCAATCAGTTCTGTTTACGCTGACCTATCAGGACTAGCACTCAACGCAATTATTGAGTTATTTGAGCTGCATTACGACAGCACTCTCCACGGCAGCACAGACATCTTGCGATTTCACGCAGGAAGCAACGCAGACGTAGATGGCAACATCGTTTGGGACGGCAACTCTTACACACGCTTGCCAATCAAGGCGGAGGGCTTCGAGTACACAAACACTGGAACGTTGCCGCGCCCCACATTGACTGTTGCCAACCTGAACAGAGGGATTACGCAGTTGCTGTTGGGCGTTAATGAAACAACGGTTGGCAATGACCTGACAGGGGCAAAGGTTGTAAGGATTCGCACCTTAAAGCGGTTCCTTGATGGCGAAACTGACGCTGACCCCTATGCCACCTTCCCTGTCGAGGAGTGGTTTGTGGATCGGAAGGCAAGTGAAACCCGAGACGTGGTTAGCTTTGAGCTTGCTAGCAAGTTTGACCTAGACAACAAGCAGCTACCGAACCGTCAGGTGGTGGCAAACATCTGTCAGTGGGAATACAAAAGCACAGAATGCAGCTATACAGGCACCGACTTTTTCGACGTCAATGACGACACCGTAAGTGCATCGGCTCAAGATAAATGCGGCAAGCGGCTCAGCAGCTGCAAGAAAAGGTTTGGGGACAACGGTGAGTTGCCATTCGGCTCATTCCCTGGAGCGGGGCTGCTGTCATGACTTTGTCAGCTTCTTTGAAGGAAAAAATCTTGGCTCATGCCACCGAGGAGAGCCCTAAGGAATGTTGCGGGTTGGTCGCGGTGGTCAAAGGTCGCCGCAAGTACTTCCCATGCAAAAACTTGGCGGTTACACCTCAGGAGCATTTTGCACTGGATCCGCTGGACTATGCAGCAGTGGAAGATCAAGGCGAAATAGTTGCCGTTGTTCATAGCCACCCAGTCACAAACCACGCACCATCACAAGCCGATCGGGTGGCGTGTGAGCAAAGCGGGCTGCCTTGGCACATCATCAACCCCAACACCGGCAACTGGGGCTACTGCGAGCCAGAAGGCTTTGAGCTGCCTTACGTAGGTCGTGAGTTTGCCCATGGAACGGTTGACTGCTACAGCCTGTGCCGCGACTGGTACAAACGTGAGTGGGGCCTTGAGCTAAAGAACTATCCAAGGCGTGATCAGTGGTGGGAGAACGGCCAAAACCTGTATCTGGACAACTTTGAAAAGGAAGGCTTTCACCGCATTCCAGTGTCACAGCTGCAAAAAGGCGATGCGCTGTTGATGCAGCTGTCTTCACCCGTCCCAAACCATGCAGCGATCTACATCGGAGATCAGCAGGTTTTGCACCACATACAAGGAAGGCTCTCTAGCAGGGACGTTTACGGCGGGTATTATGCAAAGAACACCGCTTGCGCCTTGAGGCATGAAAGTCGTTAAGGTCTACGGCGCATTGCGAGAGCAGTTAGGCCAAGGCCAGTTTGAGTTTGTTGCTGATACTCCTGCACAAGCATTGAAAGCTTTGCTGGTTAATTTTTCAGGTCTTGAAAAGTGGTTAATAGATAGTGAACAGCGTGGCGTTGGGTATCGAGTAATGGTAGGCAAGCAAAATATCTGCAGCGATGACATGTCTGAGCTGTTATCCCCTTGGAGCGAGCAAGAAATTTTTAGCATTACGCCTGTATTGACTGGCGCTGGTGGTGGTGGCGTCGGTCAAGTTATTGCAGGTGTCGCATTGGTGGCTTTAACACTTATTCCAGGTGGTTTGCCCATAGCTGGAACACTCGCCACCTCAATTGGTCTTTTTGGTGGGGCTTTGATTTTGGGTGGGGTTGCTCAGATGATTTCGCCAACGCCAAAGCCACCAGGATTAGTTGAGCAAAACGAGGCAGCTCGACTGGAGTCAAACAGCTTTAGCGGCATCGTTAATACGACTCGGCAAGGTGTGCCCGTGCCAATAGCTTATGGGCGCGTTTTTGTTGGCGGAGCAGTGATTTCTGCTGGCCTTGACGTTGATCAGGTTTGACGATGACTGAATCAAAGTACATTGCAGGCGCTGGCGGCGGAGGCGGAGGCGGCAAAGGTGGAGGAAGCCGTAGCGGTGGAGGTAGCAGCACCCCTACCGAACAGGATGATTCGCTCCAGTCAAAACAGTTTGGTAATGTCCTTGACCTTATAAGTGAAGGTGAAATTGAAGGGTTAGACGACGGCAATAAAAGTGTCTTTCTTGATGGAACGCCCATTCAAGATTCTTCAGGCAACAACAACTTTTCAGGTTTTACTGTTGTCACCCGAAACGGCACACAGGCACAGACTTACATCCCCGGCGTTTTTGCAAACGTCGAGAATGAAGTTTCTGTTGGCGTAGAGGTGACAAACGCTAGCTCTGTGACTAGGCAGATTACTGACACTAATGTTGACCGTGTTCGCGTAACTATTACTATCCCTTCTCTTCAAAAATTTGAAGACGATGGCGACATTGTTGGAACAAGCGTCA